AAAAATAAGGAGTGAATATGAAGTTAGATGATATAAAAACAAAGTACAAGAAACTTGACAATCTTGCTAAGGCATGTGCAAATGCTCAAACAGATGATTTTAAAAGTTTGTGGTTTGGTAAACTTATTGATTTAGCAAGAGAATATAAAATGCTAGATTATGTTATGAGAAAGCTTGTACATTAGATTGAATTGTGTTATAATAAAGTATGAAAAGAAAAAGATGGGAAATATTTCCTGATGAATTATATCAAGGTTTAAAAATTATATTACCTTTTATAGTGGGCGGTATTGCCATGTTATTTGGTGCAATGAATTGGCCATACCCAACTGGTATTTTAGTTATGATAGTTAGTGTGGGTTTTTTAGTCTATACTAGAAAGTGGTTTGAATAATGAATAATTTATATAGAACTATATTATTTTATGAATTACTTGCTTTTGTGATATGGAATATAATGGTAAGAACACAATCAGATTATGAAATGTGGTTATTTGAAAACATACACAAGACAATGTACATTATGTTATCTTCAGCATTATTGATTGCTACAATTGTTTATGTAGGTAAGGTAGTGGGTGATAAATTTAAAAAACCTAAAATATTAGAAAAAGATCCTAGGAGACCAGAATGAATATATTTTACTTAGATAAAGATCCAGTTAAAGCAGCTGAAATGAGTTGTGATAAACATGTTGTTAAGATGATATTAGAATCTGCTCAGATGTTGTGTACTGCTAAAAGAGTATTAGATGGTATTGAATGGACTGATTACACAAAGAATGGCAGAAAAATTAAAAGATGGCGACTAGAAAATCCTAACGAAGAAGCAATTATTTACAAAGCAGGTTGGTTAAAACACCCTAGCACACAATGGGTTATGGCATCTGCTTACAATTATATGTGGTTGTATAGACATATGATGGCACTAAATAATGAATACAAATTAAGATACAATCATACAAAGGATCATATGTGTGTAGAAAAATTAGGTATATTATTAAGTATTCCACCAAAGAACTCACCTTTAAATATAATGGGTACAGACGCAACACCAGCGATGCCTGAAGAATGTAAAGTACCAGGCGATAGTGTTGCAAGTTATCGTAAATATTATATAATGAAAAAACATAGATTTGCTACTTGGAAAAATAAACTACCACCAAAATGGTACTCAGAGGGATGTATAAAATATTTAGGAGGATCAGTAGCAAATGCCAACGTATAGATTTTACAACTCAAAAACAAAGGAAGAATATACAGACCTCATGTCAATATCTGAAATGGAAGAGTTTACAAAAAAGAAACATATCAAACTATTACCACCCACACAATTAAACATAGTATCTAGTGTAGGAACAATAGATGGTAAAACTGATAGTGGTTGGAAAGAGGTGATGTCTAAGATATCAGAGGCACACCCTAAGAGTGAACTGGCTAAAAGATATGGCAAAAAATCAGTAAAAGACACACAAATTGAGAGAGTAATTAAGAAACATAGAGCAAAGAAGGCAAACAAGAAAGTATAAATATATACATGGCAGATTTCGATTTTTTAGACGATTTTGATACTAGTGGTGATTGGGGTTTTAGCTCAGTAGCGAGTAAACCCTCAGAGACACAAAGTAAAGAAACACAAGAAGTTGTTAAACAGACAGCAGACGGTGTGGGGAAGGCTGTATCTAGTGAGATAATAAACAGATTAGAAAGTAAGTTAGATAAACTTACAAGGTTAGTAGGTGATACAAAAGATACAGTTGTCACTAAAAACGAAACAGAATTAGAGATTGCTAAGAAACAAATGGATGATGAGTATGATCTAAGAAAAGACAATCTTGGCAAAGAACAAAGAGAAAAATTTAAAGCATTAGAAAAGCTAATCATACCTCTATTAATTAAACTTGCAAAATCACCAGAGGCCTATATTCATTGGCCAAATAGAGCAGAAGTCATAGAAGCACAATTGAAAAAAATTGTTGCAATCACAAGAGGAAAATAAATGAAACTAAGTAAAAACTTTAGCCTAAAAGAAATGACGGCTAGCCAGACGGCTGAGCGTAAAGGTATAAACAACAATCCTAATGACGATCAGATTACAGCATTACAAAAATTATGTGAGAATATATTACAACCTGTTAGAGACCACTATGCAACTCCAGTGACAGTATCAAGTGGGTTTAGAAGTGAAGAATTATGTGAAGCAATAGGGTCATCAAAAAATTCACAGCACGCTAAAGGCCAGGCTGCCGACTTCGAGATATTTGGCACACCGAATGCTGAATTAGCAAAATGGATTGTAGAAAATTTAGATTTTGACCAGTTGATATTAGAGTATCATAATCCTGAAGAGCCTAATAGCGGATGGATTCATTGCTCATACAAGAGTCCTACCGACAATAGAAAACAAACACTAAGAGCATTTAGAAACGATCAAGGTAAAACTCAGTATGTAGAGTATAAACCCAGCTGAGCGCTTGGCGAGTTTACACAAGAAGAAGTGACAGATATGTATATGCAACGAGGCACGTAGCTTGACCTTTGGTCTAGCATGTGTTATAATTATATTATGAATCCATTACACGAATATTTTAAAAAAAATTTTGAAGTAAAGAAGTTTACTCATATTCCTTTACCCACAAAACCAATAGAACTTACAACCGAGACTATAAAAGGTAAAAGATTTTATGTCTTACCTGACGGCAAGAAGTATCCATCAATCACAACCGTGCTATCGGAAAGAGGCAATGAAGGTATAACCAGATGGCGTGAATCAGTAGGTGAACAGGTGGCAAACAACATAATGAGAAATGCAGCCAAGAGAGGCACAGCTGTACACACACTTACAGAGGATTATCTTAACAATAGAGAACTCTCAAAGCAGGATGTTTTGCCAACTGCGTTATTTACCATCTTAAAAAATGAATTAGATCATATAAATAATATTGTACTACAAGAGGGAAGTCTTTGTAGTCACAAGTGGGGCGTTGCAGGTCGTGTAGATTGTATCGCTGAGTTTAATAATAAACTTTCAGTAATAGATTTTAAAACCTCAACGAAAGAGAAGAAGGAAGAGTGGGTAGAAAACTACTTTATACAAGCTTCTGCTTATTGTGAAATGTATGAAGAGCAATACGGACAACCTATTGACCAGATAGTTATATTAATAGTAACCGAAGAGGGTGCAACTCAAACTTTCATAAAAAATAAAAAGGATTATTTGCCTCTCCTCAAGCCCGCCATAGAGGAGTTTCATAGAAAGTTTAAAGAAAATGAAAAATAAAATATTAGATAACTTACTTACAATATTGATGACATTAATTATTATATTTGGTATGACATTTACTTTGAATCATGCTAAGGCGGAGAGTCATTTACCACCTACACCTGAACCAGAGTTTGATTTTTGGTGGTCTAATATGCCTAGTGTTTGTGGTATGAGTGCAGAGGTTGATAAATGGATTGAAAAACATAAATTTATACCTGTTAGTGTGAGTTTCGGAAGAGACGGCGGTAGACCTAGTGGCGAAATTGTTTATATTGTAACCTTATTTACTAATGATAAGTATGAGCAAACAACGACCGTACAAACACCTGGTGGTAATGAAGTGTGTATATTGTACAAAACATTTGATATGAAATTAAATCCTGCTTTAGGTAAAGGCATAAATTTATAATATATGAATGAATAACTACATACAAATTTATAAAAATGTGATAAGTGACAAATATTGTGATGAACTAATTACAAAATTTGAAAGTGAATCTAAAAAAGAGACCTACGATCAAGGTCCAATGTCTTTCACACAAGTTAATTTAAATCAAACTCAATGGCAAGATGATGTATATGAATTATCATCGGTCTTTTCAAAATATCTTCAACAATACAAAAATGATTGTGTAATAACAAGTCACATGTGGCCTGACAAATATGCTTTTGAAGAAATAAGATTGAAAAAGTATTTGGCAAATAATAAAGATCGTTTTGATCCACATGTAGATTCTATTAATATTGAATCGGCAAAAAGATTTCTAGTATTTTTTATATACCTAGATAATAATAAAAGAGGAGAGACTAATTTTCCACAATTAGGATTAGCATCACCTTGTGTTAAGGGTTCTTTACTTATGTTTCCTCCATTGTGGCCGTGGTTACATCAAGGCATGATGCCGATAGAAAAACCGAAGTATATGGTCGGTAGTTATTTACACTACACGCTTGACACCAAATAACAAATAATGTATAATAGATGTATTAATGAGTGATTTGACACCTAATAAATTTGCTTTTATTATAGAAAATATGGTAAAAGAAAAAAAGATTAGTTATATAGATGCGATTTTAGAGTATTGTAAAACACATGAGATAGATCCTAGTAATACCAAATCAATGATTAATAAAACATTAAAAGAAAAAGTTGCTTATGAGGCACAAAATTTAAATATGCTGAAGGAGAAGGTAGCAAAACTACCATTATAATTATGTTTGATGATAAAATAAATATGCAAGTGCCATTTGTTAATTTTAGAGTAAGGGAATTAGGCGAGTGGACAGATACAAATACAGATACTTACTTCAAAGATAAGAGAGTAATAGTATTCTCTTTACCAGGTGCTTTCACGCCTACTTGTTCACTACAACAATTACCAGGTTATGAAAAACAGGCAAGTGTTTTTAAAGAGCATGGCATAGATGAAATTTATTGCATGTCGGTAAATGATTCTTTTGTTATGAATGCTTGGGCCCAAGATCAGAAACTAGAAAATGTAAAAGTGATACCTGATGGTAATGGTCAGTTTACACAGGAGATGGGAATGCTTTGTCAAAAAAGAGACAAATGTTTTGGTCAGAGATCATGGAGATATGCTATGATTGTAAACAATGGCATAGTAGAGAAGATGTTTGTAGAACCAGGTAAGACAGATGACACACCTGAAGATCCTTATGGCGAGTCTTCACCAGAGAACGTGTTAAAATATTTACAGGAAAATAAGTGAATGGATTTGAAGTATATAAAGTCTACCTTGCTATCAAACTTCACTTCACAAGTAAAAACCAGAGTTATAACTATCACCGACACGCTGGGAAAACAACAGCAAGGTTGGCCACATTTACTAAAAGACGGGATAGGTATTTTTTTCACAAGTTGTCTAGAACTTATAGCGATACTAATATCGCTGACTATTTTGTCAGTAATTTTATTGCCAATACTAATCTGTGGGTTGGGGATATCATTGGTAAATCAGGTGACGAAAACTATAAATCGTGGTCGAGAAGGGTAGAGTCTTTACATTATTATTATGAACAAGATATTGAATACATATTAAGTATGGTTAATGATAAATTAAGTTTTGATGATTTATTTACCTCTAAAGTAGGTCAACATCCACCAATAGTTAAATATCTTTTATCTAAAAAAATTAATATTGAGACACTTATAATACTAGATGATATATTAAGGTTCTCAAAAAGATTAAATAAAACTATAAAAGAAAAAGTCATATGGCCGAAATTATATGAGAGAATGATAAGATACAAACCATTTTTAAAATATAATATAACAAAGTTTAAGATGACACTAAAAAAGAAAGTGAAGGAAATGTAATGCCTAAAATGAGAGATTTTAAATTTACTGGTGGTGAAGAACCAAAAACAGTTGAGGCAATGAGTTATAAGAAAGCTGTTAAGTCTTATCAAGGTAATCACGATATAAAAAAATATGGTAATCTAGTTGAAGTAGAATGGACTACAAAGAAAGGTAATGTATATTTAAAAACACAACAATTACCTATGGGTAGGAAAGATAAAATAGGAAGATGAGAATATTAATAATACTTTTACTGCTAACAGGTTGTACTGCTTATAAAGATGGTTCTTCTATAAGAGCATTTGATCCTACAACCTCAGTTATATCACAATTTTTAAAAGCTGCTGTGACAGGCGACACTAGCGAAATTAAAGTAAGTAAAAAAGATGATGAAAAAGAATGGGAGAAAATAGATGAGTGAACCAATTGATAGAGATACACACGACCATGATATGACCTACGAAAATGAGCAATCAATGGTCACAATACCGTTAAAAGAATACGATAAATTAAAAGAACAAGGTAACTATATTACAGATCCTAGTTTAATTTCTGTAATAGATAAGATAGAAGAACTGGTAAGAGCATTGAGAAAACACATTGTAAGGAAATTTTAATGAATAAAAAACATTGGGAAAAAATAGATAAAGAAAACGAATATATAATGGAGCGTATGCACCCAGCAGTTATGATACCAGGATTCTTTATTGGATTTATGGTACTTATCGGTTGTTTATTTAAAGGATATATGGGATGGTAGATTTATTAAAAGAAGTAAAAAAATATAGAGACGAAATGGTAGCAAGAAACTATCCGTTTCAAGCAATATCAGATATAATAACAAAATACGAACTAGAAAATCCGCCTGTTGCCATTAAAAATGATGACAGAGGACCATTGGACTTGACAAGACTATTGGAAGAAAAAGATAGAGAGATTGCCAATTTAAAAGAGAAGTTATGTCAATGTGATGCTTGACAAGGTCGAAGGATTTTGATATAATATTATTATGAAAAATATAATGATAGCATTTTTAGTGTTATGCTTTACCGCTTCTGTGGGAAACACTACTGAGACTAAAGAAAACAAAGTACAAACTTTTATAAACAATGAAATTCAAAAGACAAAAGAATATCAAATTAAAAGTTGGCAAAATGGCAAAGATCAGATTGCTAGAACTATTAATCAAATAAAAGGTTTCTTTGTTAAGAATTAGACTTATAAATAATACTATACGAAATATACAGATACAACAATATACAATTAACATACAAGGAAAATACATATGAATACAAGTATAGCGGCCTTAAAAAGGTCAAAGTCAAACCTAGATACTCTAGTCAGCGAACTTAATAAAGTTGCTGAACCACAAAAACAAAAACAATCATACTCAGATGACAGATTCTGGAAACCTGAACTCGATAAATCAGGCAACGGTTATGCTGTCTTTAGATTTTTACCTGCTGTAAAGGGTGAAGATTTACCTTGGGCAAGACTATGGTCTCATGCCTTTCAAGGACCTGGTGGTTGGTATATTGAGAATAGTTTAACTACTCTTAATAAAAAAGATCCAGTAAGTGAATCAAACAGTTTACTTTGGAATTCTGGTGTTGAAGCAGACAAAGAGATCGCAAGAAAAAGAAAAAGAAAATTATCTTATATTGCAAATATCTTAGTTGTCAATGATGCAAAACATCCTGAAAACGAGGGTAAAGTATTCTTATTTAAATTTGGTAAAAAGATTTTTGATAAGATTACAGAGGCAATGAAGCCAGAGTTTGAAGATGAGAAGCCTATCAACCCATTTGATTTCTGGGAAGGTGCAAACTTCAAATTAAAGATCAGAAAAGTTGATGGTTACTGGAACTATGATAAATCAGAATTTGATAGTCCTACTCCTATTAAAGAGAATGATGAGGCTATCGAACAGATATGGGAAAAACAATATGCCCTAAAACCATTTCTTGCACCTGAGAACTTTAAATCTTATGATGAGCTGAAAAGCAAACTTGATAAAGTTTTAAGTGGTACAAGAAACACTGGTACAGCCGAAGATGTTGCGATCCCACCTGTGACAAACGTGGCACCAGTGCAATCAGAAACAGTTGATAATACTCCAGCTTCTGCTGATATTGATGAGGATAGTGATGATACACTATCTTATTTCAGTAAATTGGCAGAGGAAGACGAGTAATCTCTCCACCTGTTTCTTATGGGGTAGGGTGTCAAACCCTACCCTCCTTTATTATAAATAAACATACGACATTATGAATAAGTTTTGAGATATCAAATCATATAAAGGAGATTATATGGAAATTATTAATAAAATAAAAGATTGGTCTAGCGCTTTAGCAGATGTGGGTGTATCGTTAATCGCATTAGGTATTGTTTTAGAGGTTTTATTTAGCGGACAAAATGTACCTTTCTGGCCAAATATTAGTGTAATAGGTAATGTACAATCAATTATTGCAGGTTTTTCTGCTCAAGGTTTAGTTGGTTTAGTTGCTGTTTGGGTACTATACTCAATATACACTAAAAAATAATTTAATATAATACTAAGGGGGCTTCGGCCCCCTACCTATGACAACAATATGAAAGTGAATTATGAGTAAAGATAGATTAGACATATCAGATAATACCGCTATAAGTATGCCAGTTAGAAATATGTTGGCTATTATAGGGGCAGTTGCAGTAGGTGTATGGGCCTACTTTGGTGTATTAGAAAGAATCACCATGTTAGAAACTAAAACGGTACTAGCAGAAAAAGATTTAAACGCTCACGTTGAGAGATTAGAAAACGATTTAACAAAAAATACAGAATTTAGGATTAAATGGCCACGAGGCGAAATGGGTGCTTTACCTGCTGACGGTGAGCAATTTATGCTAATAGAGGACCTCTACAAATCAGTAGAGAAAATTGAAAAAAATCTTGAACAAAATATGACAAATAAGGTAAACATTGAAAGACTACAAAAAGATGTAGAGAAGATGTTGAATGACATTGAAAAATTAAAGGATGCTGATAGAGAAATTAAAAACGGGCATTAACAATGATTATAGAAACAGTAGTGGCTTTATTAATGATAGTCAATTCTGAAATCAAGGAGCATAGAATACAAGAAAACTTATCTACTTGCCTTAAAGGTAAAAGAATAGCTGAAAGAGAATATAGTCAAGGCGTAAGGTATCAATGTATAAAAAGTTTAGCAGAACCCC